GTCTGGAAAAACTACTGGCCTGGTTCCGGGGCTGACAGCAATCATCCCGTTAAGGCGTTTGTTGCTGACGATCCCGGTCAATTGTTTGTAATTGCGACGGATGCTTCTTGGACCAGTAAAGCTACTGCTCGAGCGGCTGTTTTCGCAAATGCAGACTTTTCTACGGCCACAACGGGTACTGATGCCACGGGTGTTTCCCTGTGTCGTTTGGCAGTCAGCACGATTGCCGCAACCGCTGGTCTCTCGGTGAGGATCATGGGTTGGGTTGACGATCCGGAAAATGCTGATTTTGAGGCGGCTGGTATCGGTGCCATTGTCAGGTTTACCACTAACTTCAATTCCCCAGAAGGCGGCATTGTGGTTGGTACTCCTGCAATGACCGGCGTATAGGAGGCTTGAGATATGGCTATTAGCAGAGCTCAACTAGCGAAAGAGCTAGAGCCTGGCCTCAATGCCCTTTTCGGTCTTGAATACGCCAGGTACGACGACGAAGCAGCCCAAATCTATGATACTGAGTCCTCAGAACGTGCGTTTGAGGAGGAGGTGATGCTGTCAGGGTTCGGAAGCGCGCCCGTGAAAGCTGAAGGAACGGCTATTTCGTTTGATGATGCACAGGAAGCGTATACCGCTCGATATACGCATGAGACTATCGCGCTTGCCTTTTCCATCACGGAAGAAGCAATCGAGGATAATCTCTATGACCGTTTAGCTTCCCGCTATACGAAAGCTTTGGCACGTAGCATGGCCAACACCAAACAGGTGAAGGGTGCTGCTACGTTGAATAATGCTTTCGATAGTTCCTTTACGGGCGGCGATGGCAAGGAACTCTGTGCTACGGATCACCCTCTTGTGAACAACAACGATCTTCGCAACGAGCCGAGCACAGCAGCAGACCTTAACGAGACAAGCCTTGAGAATGCTCTCATCGACATCGCGGCTTTTGTTGATGAGCGTGGCCTGAAGGTTTCGGTTCGGGGCATGAAGATGATTATTCCGCCGGCGTTGCAGTTCGTGGCGGATCGTCTTCTGGAATCCAGTCTTCGTCCAGGCACTGCGGACAACGACATCAACGCCACGCGGAACATGGGAATGCTCCCGCAAGGCGCTGTCGTTAATCACTATCTGACGGACACGGATGCTTGGTTTATCAAAACCGATGCTCCCCGCGGCTTTATCCACTTTGAACGGATGCCAATGTCCACGAAGATGGAAGGCGACTTCGACACCGGAAATGTGAGGTTTAAGGCCCGTGAGCGTTATAGTTACGGGTATTCGGACCCACGTTGCGTGTTCGGTTCGCCTGGAGCGTAACCTCTATCAGAGCTACCGGGAGGAAGGAAACTTCCTCCCGCTCTTCCCTGGGAACACATAGCCCTAGCGACTGGCCCAGCAGACGCTTACAAGACTCTAGGGCAAACCCTTTGTAAGGAGGTGTACCATGGGTACAACCCGGTTCTCCGGTCCAATTATGTATAGTGGTCACGGAAGTGACGCTAGTGCATTAGGATCTTGGTTCAGAAATCTGCCTATGCAGATTAATCCTGATTATGTCTTTAAATACGACGATTTCACCGGTGTCGATATTGATGACACTGATGATTGGACAAAGTCGGTCCTTAACAGCGGAACCTTGACACTCCTCGCCGATCACGTCGGCGGCTGGGCCAAGTCCACGGGCGATGGTTCGACGGATAATTCCGGTGGCGCAATTCAGGGCAACGAAATCTTCATGGCTGAATCCAGCAAACTTATCTTCTTTGAGGCAAAAGTGGCTGTAGCCGATGCCGATGACATGGATATGTTTGTCGGTCTTGCCGAAAACGGTACTTTTGCTACGGGTGTTCCTTTCACTGCGAACAATCAGATTGGCTTCCTTCTGGTGGAAGGTGCAGCCGATATTTACGCCAACTGCGATAGTGGTGGAACCGAAACCAAGACGGATACTGGAATTGATTTTGCAGATGGTGCCGAATCAAGTTCTAATATCACTAATTCTCGGCGTCTGGGCTTTATTGTCAAAGGAACAGGTCAGGTTGAGTTCTATGTTGATCGAGTTCTGAAGACGACAACTACCGCTAATATTCCTACTTCCGCGCTGACCCCTTGGTTCTGCGCCATGTCTGGGACGACCACGGCGGACGCAGCCTGGTGTGATTATATCCACATTGCTGCCCAGAGAACCACGGATGGTATGATCCAGTACAACGATCAACCGTAAGGGGTAGGGCGTCATGGCTAAGACAAGAGCGCGTACCAAGAAAGGTGCGTTTATTGCCGACGACCCCAGCACTCCTGAGAACGAGGCGTGGGTTGATTCGAGTCCTAAGAAGCCTTCCAAATATTCTTATGGGATCAACTCCAAGAAGGATTTTCCTCCCCGTGGAACCACCAAGTACAAAATGATGGTGCTTTCGGGAGAGATCAAGGAGTAGGTCATGGCCGATACTTTTACAGAGAAGGTCATCGAAGACGGCCCTCGAAAGCTTGTTAAATCCTTTGCCTACACATATGTGGACACTGGACAAAGTGCTGTTATGGCAGTGGATGTTTCCGCCTTATCAGCCCATCAAGATGGCACTGCCTGTAGTAATCTTCGTATCACTAGAATATGGTTCAGCACGATTGGTCTCTCTGTAAAGATTCTGTGGGATGCCAGCACCGATACGTTGGCGACAGAACTTCCTTCAGGTTATCAGGGAGATTTCGATTTTACCTCTTTTGGAGGTCTTGTTAACACTGCTTCCAGTCCCACCGGAGATCTAAGATTTACAACGGTGGGCCATGGGGCCGGTGACACGTACACCATCGTTCTAGAATGCATCAAAGAGTTCTAGGGGATGACGGATCTCCAGAGAAAGAATGAACTTGAGCTTGTAGAGATCAGAGGGGAGTTAAAACTCCTCTCTGAGAAGATTGAGGTCATAAAGACGAATGATCTGGTTCATCTGAAGAAGTCCATCGACTTGATAACGAAGCTTCTATGGGGAGTGGGGTTTTTAATACTAGGCCAATTAGCAGTAGGAATGCGATTGGCTATTTGGGAGTAGGAATATGGCAACTTCTGGATCGGTTGATTTCAATCTGGACATGGCCGAAGTCACAGAGGAAGCCTTTGAGAGATGTGGCCTCGAGTTCAGGACGGGTTATGATTCCGCAACATCACGTCGCTCCCTGAATTTTCTTTTCGCGGACTGGGCGAACCGTGGTCTTAATCTCTGGACCATCGAGAAAATCACCCAGACAGTTGCACAGTTATCCACTACATCGGCCATAACCACTTATCCAATCGGCACGATCACCATGACGGTTGGCGCCTCTGGAAGCTTCAGTCTGGGGGAAACGATCACGGGTGGAACCAGCAATGTTACGGCGGAGATCATTACAAAGCCTTCCGCCACGACCATGACGTTGACCATTCCGAGTGGTTCCTTCACCGCGTCAGAAACGATTACAGGATCCTCAAGCGCCGCTACTACGACGGTATCCGCCGATCCCAGTCTAATTGACGTTCAGGCGACGGTTTCTGTTCTCGAG